TCCTTACTCTCTGAGGTTTATAAACAGGGGACAGTATTTATTTCCCCTTCACTTTCAGTGAGGGGATAAATACATGTCCCCATAAACCTCTGAGAGTAAAGTGTCAGCCGACTTTGCCTTGTTGCAATTGCCATGCCAACTTCGACGAATGGTCGATTTCAGCCGACGAACGGTAGGTTTGACCTGACGAACGGTAGATTTTGGACATTGGCAATGGGGGGTATGGTTAGTGTCGAAGGTTCGACAGTAGATCATTGAAAATGATGCACCGCCTTGTCACCTCTTGGATCGCTCTAAAATGCATCACTTTCCTTATGCACATTTTATGCATTTACTGATATCGTAACAGTACTATGATATCTCTATCCTATTGATTTTAAATGACTTATTAAGACGTGCATTGCAATGCCTATGCATCATGACGCTGTAATGCACGTGATCCTGCAAGCATACGCACGTGCGATCACGAGCGGGGGTGGGCGTGGGCCAGGGTGGGGTGGTGCGCTACTGTATACATTTATCCCCACAGATCAGGTATTTACATTCTAAATAAGAACACTTCTCATTAAGTATTTATGCATATGTTCACACACAAAATGCTATGCAAATGTTATGCAAATCCTATGCAACTTGCTATGAAATACTGTATGTATGTACAGGTATAGGAAGTTAAAAGTGTATTCACTGTATGAATGTATAGTTATGACTAGTATCGATTATGGTGATAGAAGTAATCGGAATTATCGATAACGGGTGTACTGTAAATGTAACAGAATTGCTAAGATGTTGGGTCTGAGGCACAAATAACTTGACAACTACAACTACACACATATACCATAGGGTAACAACCCTCACTGAAAGTGATACATTATAAGTGTTACACTTACATCACTTATAATATACAATTAAGATATACAGTTACTAAATATATAAGTATCTATACTTGTAATAAAAGATATAGTAGTGTATAATATACTTGTAATGAATACTTAAGTAAAAGAACACTTAAATAAGACACTTAAGTGCTCACTATAAATGAGCATGAAACTTCGGGTCTGAGACAATAAACTACAATATTATCTGTGCTCGATTTTCAGTAGCCTCTTATCTGTACCCTTCCGCAGGCGCAGCGTAGCGAGCAATCAGAAGGAGCGTAGCGACTGAATGAGGACTATCCCTTGACGTATGAATAAAAAGAAAATATACCTAAGAGAAGGTCATGTATTTAATGACTTTATTAGTGCAGTCTATCGTGATAAGTTAGATCAGCTTCATATACCCCACAGTGATGTCTTCTTTGTACGTGCAGCCTTAGAGAAGCGTACAGGTATAAGATTTTCACTTCAGCAAGTAGAGACAGCAATGAAGGCAGAAGGATGGTCCGAGGGTAGGATACTTAAGAGTGATCACAGATATAAGGGTAATAAGAATGTCTGACTTTCCTGAACGGTACAAGAAACTGGGATTTACAGGTTACAACCAACCTAAGAAGTCTAATAAGGCAGGAAAGAAGGAGATGGTTGTAGCTAAAGAGGGTGACGTAGTTAAGCTTATTCATTACGGTGATTCAACAATGGGTCACAATTACAGTGAAGAAGCACGTAAGAACTTTAAAGCTAGGCACGGTAAGAACATAGCTAAAGGTAAGTTATCTGCAGCTTATTGGGCAGATAAAAGATTGTGGGCAGGTCCAAGTGGATCTAAGAAGGAACCCCCTAAATCTCAGAAACTTAAGTTTGGAAAGGATTAAACATGGCACGTAAGATGTTTGGAGAGGATAAACCTGTACAAAGGAACGTAGAATCTCCTGGCTTTAAGAATAGATCTCCGGGTCAGAGTAATGCAGCTAAAGCATTCCCTTCTGTATTTGAAGATGCAGGTCCATCTACAAAGCGAGACATTGAGCGTGTAGGCAGAGGTCTTAATCCTACAGCTAAAACTCAAATGGGTTTACAGTCACAGCAACAAGCTGCAGGTAGGGCAGTTACAAGACTTACTACTCGTGCAGGATTACTGGGTGCATCATTAGGTGCAGGCTTAGCAATTGGTGATTATATTGAAGAAAAGACAGGCTTAGGTAAAAAGTTTGTAGATGCAGTTGCAGGTGATGTCATTGATAAGATTGCACTTGCAGGACATGAGCCAGCTAAGTTATCCGAATATAGTGAAAGTAAACTTAAGAGTCTTGTAGATTCAGCCATTACGAGGCAGAAGAAAGAACAGGAAGCACCGGACAAAGGACGAGCATCTAAAGATGAGAGGGTAAATAAAGAAGACTATCCTACTTATCGTAAAGATACTAAGAGTGCAGAGTCTTTCCGTGAAGAGTTTAAGAAAGCTAAAGAAGAAGGTAAAGAGTCATTTTCTTTTGAAGGTAGAAAATATAGCACAGAGGAAAAGACTGAAATGGCTAAAGGTGGTATGGTAAAAGCCAAGAAGAAAAAAGCTGTAAGTAAGCCAAAAGCATTTAGCGTGGGTGGTTATGCTAAGCTTTATGGTAAAAAGTAATGCAGTATAAGAAGTACTAGTATTAATTTCATTCCCTAGGAGAACTTAAATGGCAGGTTTCGGTAGAGTAAGTAAGTTGCTGTCCCCTTCAGAAGCTAAAGCATTGAAGGCAGGCGAACGTCGTATGGCTCGTGAATCCATGGACATTGATCCTAATCTTGCAGAAGAGCTAGCCGCACTTAAAAAGAAAGAAAAGTCCAGTGAGCTTACTGCACGTGAAGAAAGACGTTTAGATCAACTTATGAGTCAGCGTATTCGTGAAGGTGGTTCAGAAAAACCTGAAGGTATGTCACGTATTATGAAAGAACGTGGCTTAACTGAAAAGGAAAAGAAAGAGCTACAACAAAGCCTAGAGTACAAGAAGGGTGGTATGGTCAAGAAGCCAGCTAAGAAAAAGATGATGGGTGGTGGTTACACTAGTGGCGCTATGGCTAAACCCAAGATGCTCAACAAAGGTGGCATGGCTAACTGTGGTGCTTCCATGAAGCCTGCACAGAAAGCTAAGAAGTAATATGAAAGCCTGTCCTAACTGCCCAACACCTGCCAAATGCAACAAGGCAGGTAAGTGCCTTAAAGGTAAGTATGCCAAGGGTGGTATGGGGAAACTTAAAGCCCCATCCATCATGGTAGCTATTGCTATGCCTAAAGCACCTAAAGTGAAGAAAGCAAAATGAAGCGAAGCGAAGCAAGCACTACTAGTAAGAAAATTAAGAAGGTTATGGGTGAATTCAAAGAAGGCACCCTACACTCAGGAAAGAAAGGATCTGTAGTAAAGAATCCTAAACAAGCCATTGCTATTGCTCTTAGTGAAGCTCGTAAAACTAAAAAGAAATAATACGTGATTACTTCGTATCCTGAAAAAGTTGTTATTGCAGAAGGTAACGGTAACGTAAACTTTTACGGCCCTGCCCTTGATGCATTTGGTCGTGTCAGGATAAGCACACCCCTAACACTGTTTGACAGTACAAACAGATATGAAAGTGATCCTCACTTTGATACCTCCACAAGTACAGGAGGTAGCATAACGCACTTGCCCAATGAATCCATTGTACGCATGGATGTTACTACAGCAAGTGGATCAGAGGTAGTAAGGCAGACGTATAAAGTGTTTCCTTATCAGCCAGGAAAGAGCTTACTTGTACTGGCTACATTTGTCATGAATACTGCTAAGACAGGTTTAAGGCAGCGTGTAGGCTACTTTAATGTACAGAACGGTGTGTACCTGCAGCAAAATGATACAACTGTTTCTTTTGTACTAAGAAGCTATACAGGTGGTTCAGTAGATGAATCAAGAGCAGTGACCCAGGCTAATTGGAATGGGGATAAACTGGATGGTACGGGTAAGAGTGGTTATACGTTAGATCTTACCAAGTCTCAGATTATGTTTGTTGATATTGAGTGGTTAGGTGTAGGCAGTGTTCGGTGTGGATTTATTATTGATGGTAAGTTTATTATTGCTCATACATTCCACAATGCAAACACATACAACACGGTTTATATGACTACGGCTACATTGCCTGTTAGATATGAAATAACCAACACATCTGCAACTGCATCAGCTTCTAGTCTAAAGCAGATATGTTCTTCTGTGCTATCTGAAGGTGGATACGAACAAGTTGCAGCAGATAGTATTATTAGACGTACTACGGCACTAAGTTCAATATCTACAACTTTTTTACCTGTACTATCTCTACGTATTGCAAGTGACGCTTTAGGATCAGTCATTCTTCCTAATCGTATTGCAGTTGTTCCTGCATCTTCAGATACATTTGAAGTAGCCCTCATTAAGAATGCAACTTTAACTGGGGCTTCATATAATACAACAGACTTCTTGCATGTAGATTATGACATTACTGCATCTGCACTTACGGGTGGCACGATTGTGCAAGCAGATTTTGTTGTGTCTACCAATCAAAGTTCTGGTAATCTAACTGCCCCTACAGGGTATAACTTTGATTTACAACTAGGTGTAAGTATTGCAGGTGTAAGTGATGTATATACATTGGCAATAAGAACTATGTCAGGTTCCGGTGGATCTGTATATGGATCTATGTCTTTTTATGATTTAACATAATGCAAAAAGTAGCTCCTAAAAATAGAACCATACCTGCTATATTAGGTACGTCCAATGCAGATATTTATACTGTACCTAATGGGTACAAAGTAAAAATAACAAGCATGTGGATTAATAACATGGTAGCTGCATCAAGAACTTTTTCTCTTGATTGGTATGAAGACGCTACATCAACATGGCATACATTAGCTGAAGCTGTAGAATTAACTGGGAATAGTTTGCTACAAGTTGAAAATGCTATATACCTTCAAGCAGGGGATAAGCTGAGAGGATTGGCTAGTGCAGCTAGTTCTATATCAATCAGCGTTTTTGTCGAGGAATACTTTTCACCTGTACAATTCTAATGGGACGCACTAACGAAAAACTTTGGGAAAAAGCTAAGGCACAAGCTAAGGCTAAGATGGGCGGTAAACACTCAGCAAGAGCTATTCAGTTAGCAGGAAAGATCTACAAAGATAAAGGTGGTGGATACACAGGTGAAAAGACTAAGGCACAGAAAAGTCTTAGTAAGTGGACAAAGCAAGAGTGGGGTACAAAGTCAGGTAAACCCTCTACACAAGGTTCACAGGCTACAGGAGAAAGATACTTACCCAAGAAGGCTAGAGAAGCTCTATCACCTGCAGAATACGCAGCTACAACTAAAGCTAAACGTGAAGGGACAAAGCAAGGTAAGCAATTTGTGAGCCAACCTAAAGCTATTGCAAAGAAGGTTCGACCTTACAGGGACTAATAACATGGCAAGACAATTAACTGAACAACAACAAAAGTTTCTTGATGTCTTATTTGATGAGGCAGGTGGGGATGTTAATCGTGCTAAAGTATTAGCAGGATATTCACCTACATACTATACTCGTGATATTATTAAGGGTCTTAAAGAAGAGATCTTAGAAGCTACACAGATTTTTATGGCACGTAATGCCCCACGTGCAGCTATGTCACTTGTAGATGGTATGGTAGACCCTACAGAGTTAGGCATTAGAGATAAACTAAGTGCAGCTAAAGACTTACTAGACCGTGTAGGTTTAGCTAAGACAGAAAAGATGCAGATTGAAACAAATAACGGATTGATGATTCTGCCTCCTAAAGATAGTAATTCTCAAGATGATGAATAGCTATGGCAAACGATGTACTACCATTGAGAAAGGCTGCAGGTAAGTGGTTATTGCCTCAACCTAAAGATGCAGCCATAACAGGAGAGTATGTACCTATACCTATGACAGTGAAACTTGTAAAGCCACCATTTGGATACAAGTTTTCTGAAGAGTCTAAGATGCTCTTAATACCTATACCCCATGAATTAGAAGCATTAGAGAAAGCTAAGAAATATCTAAAGCAATATCCATCTCGTAATGTAGCTGCATGGTTAACTAAAGTTACAGGTAGGTATATAAGTCATGTAGGTTTACTATATCGTGTAAAGAATGAGCGACAAAGAAAAGCCAAAATTAGCTTACTTAGGTCATGGGCCAGAAGGTACAAAGAAGCCCTTGAGCTTGCGGAAAAGTACGAAGACAAGAAAGGTACAAAAATCTACAACCAAGCCAAAAAGATCGTTGAAAGTGCCAGACATCTCGATCCAGAATATAAGTCAGGAGGAGATACAGAGACAAGAAGCACTCATACAGAAAGTACAGCAGGACAATAATGTAGTATTTAAACCTAACCTAGGCCCACAGTCTTTCTTTTTAGCTGCAAGTGAACGTGAAGTACTGTATGGTGGGGCTGCAGGTGGAGGTAAATCATACGCAATGCTAGCAGATCCCATGAGATATATGGGGCATCCACAGTTTAGTGGTCTATTATTGCGACATACAACAGAAGAATTACGGGAACTGATTTGGAAAAGTCAGGAGTTGTACCCAAGAATCTATCCTGGGATCAAATGGTCCGAGAGAAAGATGCAGTGGCAGGCACCAAGTGGAGCAAGATTGTGGTTTTCTTACTTGGATCGTGATGAGGACGTACTAAGGTATCAGGGACTCTCGTTTAGTTGGGTAGGTTTTGACGAATTAACGCAATGGTCAACTCCATTTGCATGGAATTATATGCGTTCTCGCTTGCGGAGTACCGCACCAGACCTACCTACCTACATGAGAGCTACTACAAACCCTGGTGGTTCGGGTCATGCATGGGTTAAAAAGATGTTTATTGACCCTAGTCCTGCTGGTAGGGCATTCTGGGCTACCGACATAGAGACAGGTGACACGCTTTCGTACCCAAAAGGTCACAGTAAAGAAGGTCAACCTTTGTTTAAGCGCAGGTTTATACCTGCCATGCTCTCAGATAACCCCTATCTTGCTGAGGGTGGTGACTATGAAACCATGCTTTTGTCACTTCCTGAACATCAACGTAAGCAATTACTGGAGGGTAACTGGGATGTAGCTGAAGGTGCTGCATTTCCAGAGTTCAACAGACGTATTCATGTCATTAAGCAAGAGAAAATCCCAAGTAATTGGGTTAGATTCAGGGCATGTGACTATGGATATGGCTCCTATTCAGCAGTATTGTGGTTTGCAGTATCTCCTTCGGAACAATTGATTGTATATCGTGAATTATACGTAAGTAAAGTACTCGCTAAAGACCTAGCCCATATGGTATTAGAACGTGAACAGGCTGATGGACAGATCCGTTATGGTGTTCTTGATTCTTCCTGTTGGCATCGTAGGGGCGATACTGGTCCTTCACTTGCTGAGCAAATGATTGGTGAGGGTTGTAGATGGAGGCCTGCAGATCGTAGTGCAGGATCTCGTGTAGCAGGTAAAAATGAAATCCATAGAAGGCTACAGATAGACGATTTTACTGAAGAACCTCGTTTAGTTATTATGGATAACTGTACAAACCTTATATCTCAATTGCCCATATTGCCTTTAGATAAGAGTAATCCTGAAGATATTAATACAAAAGCTGAAGATCACTTGTACGATGCATTGAGATATGGAGTAATGAGTAGACCTCGCTTTTCTATATGGGATTATGATCCAGCTAATGCTCGATCTAGCAATATGCCCGTAGCATGTAAAACTTTTGGATATTGATAATGGAACAAGATCAAGCAAGCGAATACACAACTGATAGGCAACTTAGCCTTGATGACATACCCTCACAACAAGAAGAGGATAGGGTCGCTGGTCCTGCCATTGGCGTAGTCATGCGTAAGTTTCATGAAGCAGAAAATGCTAGGCGTATTGATGAAGAGCGTTGGCTAAGGGCATATAGAAACTACCGTGGTATTTACGGTCCAGATGTACAGTTCACTGAAACTGAAAAGAGTCGTGTATTTATTAAAGTCACTAAGACTAAAGTTTTAGCAGCTTACGGACAAATTATTGAGGTTTTATTTTCAAATAATACATTTCCCCTTAGTGTAGAACCTACAATACTCCCTGAGGGTGTTGTTGGTGATGTACACTTTGATCCTAAAGACACAAAGCAAAAGCCTTTACCTGAACCTTCTACAAGTTTATTTGGTTACGCAGGTGATGGATCTCCATTACCCCCGGGGTCTACCATTAATACTTTAATGAATAAGCTAGGTTCTTTAAAGTCTAAGCTTCAAGGTGTTACAGGTTTAAAGGAAGGTGTAGGACAGACACCTACTTCCATCACATTTAGTCCTGCCATGGTAGCAGCTAAGAAGATGGAAAAGAAAATTAAAGATCAGCTCGATGAAAGTAAAGCAACTAAACAATTAAGACATGCAGCATTTGAAATGTCCTTGTTTGGTACAGGCATTATGAAGGGTCCATTTGCTTTTGATAAAGAATATGCTAATTGGAAAGATGACGGTACTTATTCACCAGTTATTAAGACTAGACCCGATACGTCACATGTTAGTGTATGGAACTTTTATCCAGATCCAGATGCTAATAGCATGGAAGAGACTGCGTATTGCATAGAAAGACATAAACTAAGTCGTTCTCAACTACGTGAGTTAAAGAAACGTCCCTTCTTCCGTAAACAAGTTATAGATGATGTCATAACTCGTGGTGAGACTTATGTTAAAAAATACTGGGAAGATGATTTACGGGACTATCGCACTGATACTGGTATTGATCGTTTTGAAGTATTGGAGTTTTGGGGATCTATTGAGAGTAAATTGCTTGTGGATAACGGTGTCAAGATCCCAAGTGAGTTTGCTGGTGTAGAAGAGCTACAAGCAAATATTTGGATATGTAATGGCAGAATCATTCGTATGGTTCTTAATCCATTTAAACCTGCCAAGATACCCTATCATGTAGTTCCTTACGAGCTTAATCCATATTCAATGTTTGGTATTGGTGTAGCAGAGAATATGGAAGATTCCCAAATTCTTATGAATGGTTTCATGCGTATGGCAGTTGATAATGGGGTGCTATCTGGCAATTTAGTTTTTGAAGTTGATGAAACTAATTTAGTACCCGGACAAGATTTAAAGATATACCCAGGTAAAGTGTTTCGTAGACAAGGTGGAGCACCGGGACAAGCTATCTTTGGCACTAAGTTTCCCAATGTATCTAACGAAAATATGCAGATGTTTGATAAGGCACGAGTACTGGCAGACGAGGCTACAGGCATACCTTCATTCTCACACGGTCAAACGGGTGTAGCAGGTGTAGGACGCACTGCAAGTGGTATTAGTATGCTTATGAATGCAGCATCTGGAACTATTAAGACTGTTATTAAGAACGTAGATGATTATTTGTTACGTCCTTTAGGTGAGGCATTCTTTAACTTCAATATGCAGTTTGACTTTGATCCTGAGATTCGTGGGGATCTAGAAGTTAAAGCACGTGGTACTGAAAGTCTCATGGCAAATGAAGTACGCAGTCAACGTCTAATGCAGTTCTTGCAGATTGGTAGTTCACCTGCACTAATGCCCTTTACTAAGTTCCAGTATATTATTCGTGAGATTGCCAAGTCTATGGATCTTGATCCAGACAAGGTAACAAACAATATGGAAGAGGCAGCACTACAGGCTGCATTAATGGCAGCACAGCAACCTCAACAGGCTGCTGCAGTACCGCCTATGGGGGTTCCCGGTGTAGCAGATACAGCAGGCACAGGTGGTGGCAACATAGGTGTTGGTCAAGTACCAGTACCGGGAGAACAAGGATTTACAGGCAATGTCCAACCAATTAGACCTACCGCAGCACCTCAATAGACTTAAAGGTGCTTTTAATACACACATTGTATGGGATGCATTTACAAGTGTGCTAGAGATTAAGGCAAATGCATACTACAAGATTTTAGAGCAAGCTAAAGATCCTGTAGATATTCACAGAGCACAAGGCGCATTAGATGCTCTTATGAAAATGAAAAGGCTAAGAGATGAAATCAATGCCCAAGAGTAGAGCTAAGAAACAAATGAAGAAGCTATTTGAAGATGGTGGGCTTCTTCAAGAGGGAGGTACTGTAGACAAAGAAAGTGGTAATGAAGTACCTACAGGATCACTAAAGAAAGAAGTACGGGATGATATCCCTGCACAACTCAGTGAAGGGGAGTTTGTATTCCCTGCAGATGTTGTGCGTTTTATTGGCCTACAAAAACTCATGGAGCTACGTCAAGCAGCTAAAGAGGGTTTAGCTAAGATGGAAGCCATGGGACAAATGGGGAATGCAGATGAAGCAACTGAAGAAGATACTGGCGAATTTGAAACAGAGCTTGATGACATTCTGGATGAAATTGAAAGTGAAGGTGAAGACGAGG